ATTTTTATTGGCGATCATATTCACTTCAAAAAGAGTTCTCTCTTGATTTAAAAAATCTTGAGTATTTTTATTAAATTGTGCCATTAATCACTCACTCCAAGACAATCTTTCTGGTTGATATCTTTGTGCGTTTTTAATTCTTGAAGTATTTACCTGACCAGGATAAATGTTATGAACAATCGCTCCAGGATATTCTCCTTGGATTTGTTCTGCGAGTTCATTTTTAGAAAGCATCTTGCCTTCTACTTCTAAACGATACATCTTTCCTTCCCAAACTACATCAGCGAAAAAAGATTCGCTTGCTTGTTCTGGTTGGGAAGAACCTACGTTTAGAGTTCCATTAAAGTCACCATTGATGGTGATGCTTTCTGAAATAAATTGTTGAAAGGATTTCATTTTAGTTACAGTTCCAACGACGTAGGGCTTTGTTGATTCTAGAATCTGGATCTCTTGCTGTTCTTGCTGAAGTTAACTTGGACTTCATTCCCTTCATACGACGGCAGAAGTTAGCGCGACGATCTGCTCTTTTTCCTTTTGGATTTTTTTCCGTTACTGCGGTTTGAAGTTTTGAACCTGGATTTTCACGACGATAAGCATCTACTGCTTTCTGACTTAATCCATCAGTTTTGTCTTGACGATTAACTTTTTGCCAATCTTCAGTCAGTTCTTCTCTCCAATTTGAATGTTGTTCTTTTACGCAATTTGGAACTAATCTTTTACCTTTCTTTTTCATTCCAACTTGTTTGTAACCAACCCAACACGCTTCTTCAACATCGTGCTCACCACTTTCTAGATAATCTGCTGCGGTATCAATGTAATCTGCTGCTTTTGTGATTTTGGACTGAACCCACGCTTCAATATTACCTTCACCTTTCATTTTCTTCTTTAATCTCTTTGCCGCAGCAATGATTGTAGAAAGTTCAGAACGAGCCATTGAATATTCGTGATCCTTCTCTTCATTTGCTGGGTGGACAGTAGCAATATTATATTTCATTTGATTTGTTGAAAGCATTACTGGTTGCGAATACATTGACCAATATGCTGGACCCATCTTACATTCTTGCTGCATCTCATTTTTCTTACAAGCAGGGCAATATCTAACCATCTCAACTGCTTCAGATTTTGTTCCCCAATTAGCAGCACCAACTTTGCGGCATTTTACAAGTGCTCCAGAAGCATAAGCACTTGGCCAAACACTATATCTTGATTTTACTTTATTGTAACAGGCATCTTTTTTTCCACTACCTTTACCTGGTTTGTCTTTGACTTCTTGTAAATCCATTTCTTCTGTTCTTACATTTGTTGGTTTGGCACCACTAGTTTTTTCTGGTTGATTTGGGTCTTGTCTATTTTTTCTTCTTCTCGCCTTTTCCTCTTCTTCATCAGATAAATTTGCTGCCATTTTAGAACTTCCGCATTTTGGTGTAGAGGTTTGTCCTGGTTGACGAGCACAGGGCTTACCTGCCCATTTCCCACCTAATTGAACCCATCCTGATTTTCCATCGGATGATTTAGATTTTCCAAACCAATCACGAAGTCCTTCATCTCCAGATTTGGTCTCTTCATATGCCATTCCAACTCTGGTGTGCTTCAATTCACCCTTTTGTTTGGCAATTAATTTTCTTGAAGCAACACGTGCTCCTTCTGGGGCACTCTGAACATTTTCATCAGGAATTTTTTTCTTTGGGTTGTCATAAACATCTACATCACCATCAGCATCTCTATCAACATATTGTTTTGTAGAATGATGAACCAACTGTTTAAGATCAAGATTCGGATCAAGTTGATGTTGAGACTTTGGTAAATGCTTTGTTTTATGTGTAAACTTTGTAAAAGTCAGCTGATCTTTTGCTTCAGAAAATGGAGACTTTGATTCGGTCTCTTGTCCTTCTGCTCTTTTTTTACGGGCAGCACAATGAGCCTTTTGTGAAAATCCTTGTGGACTATCACAATCTATTGATCTCTTATATTCTTTAGACCAGCTCATCAAAAAACTCTACTATTCTTTATTATTTAGAAAACCTTGTTTCAGTAATTTTGATAATTCGGCAGTTGATCCAACAAATAGAGCATTATTGGTAACATTATTTGTTGTCTTTACAGTGTCTTCTTCTACCTCTTTTAATTTTTTCTGTAAGTCTATAAGTTTATCTGTTACATCTCCAACAGACTTGATTAACTGTCCAGCAACTTCATATGCTCTTGGACTGCCTCCCTCTCCGGCAAGTTCCATAATTCCATTGATTGCCTCTTGTCCTTTTTCAATCAAAGAATACAAATTAGCACGAGTATATTCGTAGTCTTTTTTAATGTCATTATTAGATTCCTTAACATTTAAAGATATATCCGTATCAGGTTCAACCGCAACAATGTTACTCTCAACATTGAGTGCTTGATCAATCTTTTCAAACTTATTTGTCATGATTTCACCAGACTATTAAATATCTATATTCCTTGATGGACTATAATCTCTGGAATCTATGAATGAATACCTATTTTCATTAAATCCAAAATCATCATCAATGTCAACCAGGTTATCATCTGCTGGAGTTAAGACATCAATAGATGTATTTTCTAGATGAGTTGTAACAGTGCTTCCATCATATCCTCTCTTAACAGTAATAGTTGTCCCGTCCACAATTCCAGTTACCTTCATAATTTCGTTATTGATAATGATTCTATTATCAACTACTAATCCAGAAGAAGTACTGACCGAAACTCTTGTTTCTGTTTTTGTTAGAGGTTCTCTTAATATGGCAGTGTTATCATCATTATAATCTTTGAGTGCTTTTGGTGTTGCGGTATATCTCAACTCTCTCTTGGCAGTCTCTCTATTTGTATCTGCATAATAGTCAACCTGAACCTTACGGATAAGACCATCAGTGGTATCGGCAATAGGACCAAACATATAAGTTTTGGCAGTAAATTGTAAAGTATAAATTAGTGCCCTCCTTGTAGAAAAATCGCCCTCATAATCGTCTTGAAATGATATATTGTCTAGAACAACGCTAATATCTCTTTTTTCTCCAATTGAATCTATAAGATCAACTGTTAAGTTAAATGCTGGTTGAAAAAACGGTAAAATTTGCTCAACAATCTGGAGGGCATCATCATTTAATTTACAGAGAATATTCAGTTCAAATCCAATGTTGTAAGGAACCGGCATAAAAACTTTTTTTAAGTTTGTACCATCAGATGCCTTAAACGTTTGAGTTACACCTGCTTTTCTTGTTGGATCATATTGAATAGAATTCATCTCAAATGACATTCTTGGCAATGATATTTGAGTCGCTTTGTTTAAATTTGGTTGTTGTTCAATTCTTGCTAAAAATTTCTGGATAGGACCATAAGCAAGAGGAACTCTCATATCACTAATTTCACCATCATTAGAATTTCTATGACGAATATGAATATCATTGAAAATTGTTCCAAACGAAACAACAGTTCTTCTTAAAATTTCGTGATAAAAATAAGTTCCTAACATTAGTAATTGCCAAAGGGATTAGATTGTGAGAAATCTAGGAAAGTATCTGCTTCTTCTTCAATTTCATCGTTTTGTTCATATTTATCATATATGTCTCTATGATCATAAGATTTGACAGTGTAGATGGCATATCCGTTAGATGTTGATGCTGCTGATATTGTCGATGAAGTACCAACAACAATCTCACCTGGAATAAATCCACTAACTGTGGTTCCAATTCCAACAAGTGATACTTTAAGAACTTTGGTATCCGAATCCCAAGATTTTACTCTTCCTTCAGTTCCAGAAGTTAATCCTCTTACAACCTCATTATATCCATAGGTCCCTAGACCAGTAATTAGTGGTGGTGAAGAAATAGTAACAACTGGAGAGTCGCCAAGTGTATAACCAATTCCAGCACGTACCATTCTAACTGAAGAGACTTGAGTATCACCATTAACAATAGCAATCGCAGATGCTGCAGATCCTATTCCTGCTGGAGCTGAAATAGTTACATTTGGTGCTGTAGAATATCCAACACCAGTATCTGATACATTAATTGATATAATTCCATAATCTGTAGTTTGGATAGAGCAAGTTGCTGCTGCTCCAACCCCATTTCCACCACTAATTGTAATTGTTGGTGGTGATGGATATCCAGATCCTGCGTTGGTTAACAGTATACGATCTATGGAATAAATTCCTGCTTTATTTGTGGTAATAGCAACAGCAGTAGCATTAATTCCGCCAGTTGGTGCGGTAGAAATTGAAACAATTGGAGTTCCAGTATATCCGCTTCCATCATTGTTTATGAATATTTCACTAATGAATTTATCACCCAAATTGGCAGTAGCAGTCGCTGTTCTACCTAACCCAATTAGGTTGAGTGTTGTAATAAATCCAGTATCCTGAATTGTGGTATCGATTTCATCAATAGAAGTATCAAGAACTTCATCCTCATATTCAAACAATTCACACTTTAATTCATAGACATAACTTTTACCTAATTGATAAAAAGGTTGTTCGTGTTCTACAAACTTAACTTCAAATAATCTTTGACCTAAAGGAAAATAGACCAAATCTCCTTCACGAGGTCTGGTTGCTAATTCAATTTCATCATCGGGCATTGCTGCCAAAAATGCAGCAATAAAGTCTTCAAATCTTTCTTTTGATATTGTAATTGTTAATTCATCTCTCAAACTCATTCCAAATTTTGTGAGGATATCACCAGCACCAGAATATCCTTCATAAGTATTAACATATGCTTCAATTAAAAAGTTATCATCAAATCTGGATGATTGTATTTCTTCAATAATGGTCTGCTTTCGTACAAATTTTCTTGGAATATAAGTTACTTCTACTCCATAAATCGTTAGTTGTTCGTTGATAAGATCTTGTACAAGTCTCTGCTCACTGGGAGATCCTTGAAGGAAAAAGGGATTAAGTGCCATTATCCAATAAAATCGTAAGGTGGGAGCTCATATTCAAGAGCCATTACTTGTTTAATACTTTCTAGTTCTCTTTCTGCATCTTCATAAATTTCTCTACCATTAAGTTCAATTCCTCCAGGAAGTTTTACTCCCCTAAACTTAATAAGGTTTTGACCCCATTGTCTCTTAATGAGGGACGTTAAATATTTTTTTAGAAAACTGTCATTATATACATTTGTGTAGGTATTTGGATCTAAAATTCTGTAGCAGTCTAGAACCAAGAAAGTATCTACAGTTTGTGCTCCCCAATCAATATCCAAATACAATCTGTCTTGTCTTTTGTTATATCTAACTTGTTTATCTGTGGTTAATAAAAAGTCAATATCTTCCAGATAAGTTTTTGTCATAGCATACTGTAACAGTTCAACAGAATTGAAATAATAAAGATCATTTAAAAACAACTGATACTTGATACTAAACATTCCACCAGAAATTGAACTGGTATCAAATTTAAAAACCTTTTCAATTCCAATCACAGAGTCTGGAACTTGAATAAAATTAGAGGTCTCATAAAAATTTGAAGTAACCGTTCCATATCCACTGATGTTTGTGGATGTTGATGTTGTAGTTACAATTCCAACACCGTTTGTACCTTTTGCCTTACCTCTATCCAAATCTTCTTGAGATAATTTGTACTTTAGATACATTCTCTCAACACCATCAAAATGACGCTCCTGGAAGTACTGTAGGGCGTCATCTACTAAATCGTCTATTTGGTCATCATCAACGTTAATCTCCAATACAGGGGCACCCAGCCTTCTTAAACAGTAATCAATTAGTTGTTGTCTACTTGCTGGTTTTGCCATTTTATTATTCCTCTGATTGATTGGAAATTAATAGTTCATTATATTTTTCTTCTAACGTAGAATAATCTTGAGTCAATGTTTGAAGTTTTGCTTCCAACAAAATATTTTGATTTGACAGTGACGCTAGTTTTTGATTATAAAGTTTAATCAATACATTCACATCAACTTCACTATTTTGATTTGACATAAATTAGAATGTTCCTCCATCTAGGGTTGAAGTCCAGGTTGGTTTATTTGTATATATGGTTGTTACGCCAGTTGGAATTATTGACATACTTACACTATTTTTTAATAGGTTATAAGTATTTGTAAAAGTTCCTTCAACTCCAACTAATGTGATCGTTGATGAGTTTGCCGTAGTTTTAACAACACCATATGCTCCACTTGTCTCTTGTAAAATTAAGTCACCTTGCGTAACGGATACAGAACTTCCGAAAGTTAAATTGATTTCAGTAATCGCAGTTAAAATTTGCTTTGATGTTAAAGTTGGGGATGCTGGATTATTTGTAGAAGTTTGTAATCCATCAACATCAAAATATACAATACCATGAGTATTAAAATCACCAGTTTGGTAGTAAATACCTTTAATATCAAGGTAACCTCTTGTTCCTGTGACTACACCATTTGAAACAATGGCAGCATCTGGAATATAAGTCCAAGATCTTGAAGTTGCCGCACTACCAACATTAGTTCCGTCAATATAACCAAAGAATCCAGTTTTGTTATTTGCCGTTCCTACACCAGTGTTATAATCAAACGCAATACCTCTGTCGGTATTGGTATCAAAAGCGTGAGTAATCGTTAGTTGTGTAGTTGTAGTGATTCCTGCTGTAGTGGAACCCTGGATAGTGATGATTTTTGTTGTGGTGTTATATCCAGTAATAGTGGTTAGTCCACTATTTGGTAATGAAGCACTACCCTGAATAGTATCACCAGTATTAATACCAATTACGGAATCGAGTGTAATTGTTGAGACACCGGTGGCAACTGGTGCCATAACCGTTCTCTTACTGGTTACATCACCAAGAACGATGATTGGATCGTTGATTGATACAACAGTAGAATTTACAGAGGTAGTTGTACCATCAACCTGCAAATCACCTTTAATAACGACAGTTCCTTCATTACTTAATCCATCTGGATATGGATCAATATACAGAATCCCATTTGATCCTGGAACTGTGGAAATTATATTTTGATTAATTTTTACGTCACCAATGGTCACACTTCCAGTAAAGGTTGAGACCCCAGCAACAGTAGCATTTCCACCAACATTGAGGTTTTTCTCAATTCCAACGCCACCTTCAACTACAAGAGCACCATTATCTTTAGTAGTTGAATCTGTTACATCTCCAATATTAATGGAAACACCATTGGCAAATGCCCAGTCTGCCCCTTCGATTTCAAATCTATTATCAGTAGCTTCGTCGTATCGTAACTTTACATCTTTATCAGTACCAAAACTCAAATAAGTATCATCAACTATGTTGATTTCACCAGTTCCATTCGGATCTAATACAATGTCTCCATCAGTATTCTGTGAAGAAAATGTATTTCCATCTAATCTTAAATTATCAACATTCCACTGATCTACTTTTCTTGTGTTATCAAGAATAACAACAATTCCACCATCACTATTGCGAGTGTTTGTAACTCCAGCAACAGTTCCTGGAACGTGGTCCATCATGGACGTGTAATAACGTCCAGCAACAGATACTACATTAGTTCCATCGTCACCAACATAAATTCTGTCTCTATTTTGGTTAGTTCCTGTAGCACTACCAATACCAGTTACATATGCTAATTCACCCCACTGCAGACTTCCAGGTATACTAGTACCAGAGGATCTTTTAATCCTAATAATACTTGCCATTAAAAGCTACCTCCGTTGATGTCTAAATTCTGTGTTGTTCCTGGGGTTAAGTCTAATGTTGCATCCCATTTTTGGGTGGTGGAGTTATAAACAAGAACCATCCCATTTAATACTGCGGGAGGTAAGTTTACATCTGTCAAATCACCTAAAGAAATTTCTTTAGTTCCAGCTAAAGATGATACAACTTTAACTGCGTTTTGCTGACCAACTCTAACTCTAATGTCTGCCATTAGCGAGTTACTCCTTCTCTAACTAGAACGGATCCTTCAACAACTCTAGTTATTACTCCAGAATTATCTGTTATCAAAACATCATAAACATAACGACCTGGTTTAAGGGAGGCAGTTGTAGTAGTTCCCAGTCCAACTTTAATTGTTCCTGCGGAAGGATTTAAAATTGATGCAGTAAATGAAGTATATGCTGAACTACCAGCATGTTTTCTCATTTGAGCAGATACTATGTATCCACCCAAATTTAATGAGGAACTAGAATCACTATTTTCTAATGAAAATGTTTGAGTAAATGTAGTACCAGTGTTTACAACTAGATTACTTACATAAACGGCTGCCATTTATAAAAAACTTCAGGATCTAAAATATATTTATACTTGACCAAATCCAAGATTACCAAGACTATGAATTACCTCTTGTTGCTTCATATAAAGCTTGATAGAGGTCTTAAGCATTAGTCTAAGTTGATTGATATCGTTACAATCATCAATTTCTCTAGATTGCATTTCATATTCAAATAATTTATTGATATCGTCAAGTTTTATTTCATTTGGATCCATTGATAATCTCCTTCAGTAAAGATTTAATTTCTTCAATATCTGTTTTAATTTGGTCAATTTCTTCCTTTTGCTTTTGCTTTTCAGATTTCATTTTAATATATTGAGAATATCCCAATGTATCATAATTAACAATAGCACCAGATTTTTCATCTCTATAGAGATTTTTATGACCTTCAACGGGAATCATGCTAAAGCAATTACTCTTAAATCTTTAAATCTTGGAGCATATGCTTCATTAGTTCCAGAACATACAATCTTAATAGCAAATCCAGTAAATTTGTCAAGATTATCAGCACTAAATTGATACTCTAGGAATTGATTATCCCTACTTGATGGAACAAAAGCATCTGATCTGCCGCTGTTTAGAGTAGCGTCAATGATCGTCTCTCCAAATCCATCACCATTCAAATCTCTCAAGTTATCATACCCTGGGAATAGTTCATAGGATTGTTGAACTTCACTAGAATCTGGTCTAAAGAGTCTATAGAGAACTCTAAAGTCAGCGGAAGAATGTCTATAAGCAGAAACAAGAACTTTAAGTGAAGTTGCTGGTTGTTTCAGATCAACTCTATTTGAAATGTAAATGGCGGAGTGAGGATCTCCAGATATCAGTTTAACCCTGGAATCAGTAGAATAATTTACAATTGGGGCATTAACTCTATTTCTTTGTAGAATTAGAACGCCATTCTGACTATCAATTACGGGAGAAAGATTAGGATCTTGTGAGTTAAATTGGATTGCCAGTGTTGTTGATCTATTCTTAGGAAGATCAGTTAGTCTGTTTGTCTCATTAATTTCGGAACAAACAAGTCTTGTGGAAGAAACTCTATTAACTTGATTTAATTCAACAGGTTCATAACCTTGATCAATAAATGAGATTTCGGATCCACCAGCACTTGTTCCAGAAACAGATCTTAATTCTGCTGAAACAGATGTTGTTTCTCCTGGAGTAATAACATTAAATTGTGGAACAATAGCGTTGTATTGGAAGTTTTGTGAAGCAAATACCTCCATTCCTCCAAGTGATCTTTCATCTGTGAAACTCAGTTGAGTATCACCAGATGGTCTGTTTGATCTACTAATTTGTAAGTAATACTTATCAATGTTTTTAGATGCTTTTAGAGCAGAATCAGTTGGCATATCATGAGTTGTGTTGATCTTAGTGAGAGAAACTCCATTTAATTCATACTTATAGCAAAGATCATTAACATTATGAGTTCTGGTTAAGGAACCGTCTATACCTCTTGTGCCAATACCAAGTGTTCCAGAACCAATGCTGTTATAGTAAATAATTTCATTATTAATCTTGACATATCCAGTTGAAGTTGAAATACCTTCAAAAGTAGCAAATGTTGAAGTGCTGGCAACAGAGATAGTTGTTGCATCAACCGCAAGATTGGCAGTTAAAAGAACTGGAGCAGTATTTGGTTCAATATCGGCAAGAGTAACCTTGTTATTATCTGCCATCATACCATGATTATAATGCTCAACTTCAACAACTCTACCATCATATAGATTGCTGATGAGAGAAGAAGATCCTCTAATATCAGTATTCGCCACAGCAACAGCAGTTGATCCTTCAAAGTAAACTAAATCTTGACCATCAGTAAACTCTTCACCTTGAACATTTGTTAGGTACAATGTATCAATTCCATTAATGTTAGAAACAGTGATTGTAGCACTAGATCCCTTAACAACATTACTGGTTGTAATTCCCAGAACATCACCTATCGCATAACCATTTCCTGGAGTTGTAATGGAAACTGCAGAAACAATATTTGAAGATATTGTTACAACACCGACCGCTCCAGAACCATTTCCAGTTACTGAATAGAATGACACTCCAGCAAATGTTCCGTTTGAATATCCAACGCCAGTATTGGTAAGTGAAAGAGCAGAAACTCTACTTCCAATATTTTCAATATATCCGTAAGGACCTGATGAGTTAGTTTCGCTTACCTTTCTACCTGGAATCAAAATACTACCCATTGTTGTTGTAGTTGTAATTCCAACTTTTAACTTTCTAGGTAATGTTTTAATTGGATTTGGAAGTAGTCTTGGGGTTTGACTATTTCTAGTCCCTAGTTTAGGATTATAGAAATAAACTGTGCCAAGATTTTGGGTAAACTGTGCTTTATAGAGAGTAAATTTGAGATCTTCAAATTGGCTTGGAGTCCAAATAGTTCCATTCTGTGATTTAAATAGACTCCCTCCTAAGTATTGCTTAGTTACAACTACACTTTCAGCATCTGGTAAATTCTGAGTATTTACAGTTCTTTCACCCATTCTTGCGATCCAAGTTTCATAATTATTTGAAGATGGTGAAAGAATTACAATCGCATATTCCTCACCTGGTTGTAGATAGACAGGTGATGGGAATGTAACTCTTGTGGCAACAGATCCATCAGAAGACGTATTGACCTGAGATGGTTCAAGAGTGACTCTTGCGAAGTCTTGAACCAATTGATCTGTTGGTGTTCCAAGCTCTACAGTTCTAAGTTCAACTGTAACTTTTTCATTTTCATCTTTGCTAGCAAAGAATAGATCAACAGAAGTCAAGAATGCTCCAGTTTCATCAACAGTAAATGTCTGAGCAAGAGGATCCTTTCCACCGCCACGAGCAGGAGGTGGTGGTGGGGGTGGTGGGGGTGGTCTTCTAACTATGACATTAGTTTGTCTAAATGTGTCTACGATTCCACTTGTGGAATAACTAGTTTCAGCACTACTAATTAATAGACTTCCAGGTAGTGGAGAGGCATTTGTAGAACTAGATGTGAGTTTAAATGTCTTAGTGCCAGTTCTGAATCTCAGAGTTGGTGGAGGTGATGTTAGTGGGTCTCTGAAGAAGAATGAACCACCTAGATCTCCAAAAGTATCGGTAACCAGTCTTATATTGGCAACAGATGCCTGAGCACCGCTAGTTCTACCAATTAAGACAGTACCAATAGTCACGTAACCAGTAAATCTTCCTTGTGCCTCTTCAGATAGAGAAGCAACGTCTATATTCAATACTGTTGAAGATGCTGAATATGTTGAAGGAAGACTGATTGAGGTATTGTATGGATTGGCATTAAATGTTGTTGCTGGATTGTTGATATCACCAGTTTTGTGGTTTGGTTGACAAGATCTAAATGATATAACTCTGGTTCCACCTATAAATCCATCTACAGTTTCTCCATTTTGGAAAATACCAGATGTCATTGAGATTTCCAAAAGTTTTGGAACTATGTCAATGCCACTAGTGCTATCAAAGAATGGATAGTATCTTGTTACTGGCTTTAATCCACCCGCACCAAAAGCAACGTTTCTTGAACGAATATGGGTATCTGGTTCGCTACTGATTTTAATAGTCTCTACATATGAACCATCAAAATCTCCAGTGATTGTTCTTTCACCACCACTTACAAATATATTTCTAACCCAATTGTCGGATGCTGGTTCCAATTGAACTCTACCAACAAATTCAATCATATTAAATGGATTTACATTTTCCACTCTAGAAGCTAGAGGTTGCCCGATCCAACTTACTTCATCATAATCTAATGTGATTAGATCTCCAGTTTTTCTGACATTAGAATCTAAAAGTTCAAGATTTGCTGAAAAATCGGCGGTCTCAGTATTGGTTGATGGTAATAAAGCTAATTCTGGTTTTAATGAATAGAAATCAAGAGGGGTGTTTAATTCTTGATTTTCTACATCAACATCACACTTACAATCAGGATTAAGTAGATCTAAAAGATCGTTGTTCTTAAAATCATCTACAAAGAATCCAGACTTAAATCTAGAAAGACCATCAGAATCTTGAATTTGGAGAGTTTTGGTATCAAGTTCAAGCAAACTTAGAGAAGTAACTACCTCTAGAGTTGAAATCCTATCATCAAGTTTTCCAATATCTCTCATCGTATATCTTCTATTATCAACGAGAGTTATAACAGCATCGTCTGGATCATAAAGATATGCCGGAAGTTTGATCGTTCCGATATCCATCGCACTTTCAACATTTGTTGGTTCTTTAGGGTCTAGGGCAGATACACCTTTGGCAATTGAGAAGTTTCCGAGACTATCAAGAATCAATTTATCAATTCTTGGCAGATAGTAACTATATCCAATTAAAGAACTTTCATTTGGTGCTATCACTAAAGTGGGATTATTTCCAGATGAACCAAAATTTCTACTTGAAAAGGCAAATGGTGATGAAGTTGTAGATGTAAAGGAAGAAACTCTTGGTCTAAAGTCAAGAGTATCTGACGATCTCAAATTATTTCTTAAGAGAGGAATATCTTTTGTAAATCTCTCTTCACTATATGATTCTACACTATACAAGTCTCCAAGATCATTAGATGGTACAGAGTAGTAGTTATATACTACCAATAACTTCCTGGTAGGTTCTGGGAAGTTGATTTTTCTAACAATTTTAGAATAATCATAATATTGTTCTTTCTGACCCTTGTCTAGATCAAATCTATTACTAATATTTAAATAATTTCCTACAGTTATACTTTGAATATTTGTTATGATGCTTGATTCTTCAAATGTAACAGTTTCACCTACTGTGAAAGTTTGTGGAGTTAGATAACAGATCTCAACCTCGGTAGATGAAGACCTTGTAGCAAGTTGAGCAATAGCACCACTAGTAGAACCAACGATTCTTTCACCCAAGATTGAATTTGTGTCTAATGAAAGACCAGAAACAAAAGTTAATTTATCTAAAGTTGGGTTAGATGTGTCTAAAGATTCAAAAACACCAACAACATTAACAACATCGGGAACATTCAGTGAAATTTCTTTATCTTGAACTCTTAATCCGTAGAATTGACTTGTACTTAATCCACTCAGAGCAGTAGAGATACCAGAAAAAGTTTTGTCAATAATGACTTTTTGACTTCTAATAAAATCTTTTTGTTTATTTTTAATAAGATTTTTTCTTACGGTCGCATTCAATGTCACATTGGAAGTTTGACTTACCCTTAATCCAGAGAAAACAATTTGTGATCCATTTGAATTAAGAGTAAACTGATCACCAGTTAAATCTTCTACATCACCATTTGAATAGTGAATTGAATATCTTTCCGCATCAAATGTCTCAAAGAATGCGCTAGAAATACCAGTGGAAGTTATGTCAACACTTAAAGATCCAACAGAATTGGATGTAAGTTCTCTAAGTTGAGTTGTGACAAGAAGATTTGAGTTTGAAAGACTTACATCTGAAACATTGGAGGCATCCAATGGAGCGTAAAGTCCAGCATTTTCATCATTAGTGATATTTGGAGTACCAATAGAAAATGTTACCGACTGATCTGAAGATGGAAGACCACCATTACAGACACCAAATACACTAGAAACACCAGCAAGAGTCATTGATGAACCATTGCTAGAGACAGATACGACTCTGTTATATGTTTCAGTCGTTAATCCAGAAATTTGATATCTAATAATAGTATCACTTCTAATTCCTAAGAAGTTTTTACCTGGGCAAGTTACTGTTCCTGCACTTGTACCCCCAGTGATTGTTACCCTATCGGTAATATTAAATCCAGATGGAACAAATCTTTGAAGAACAGTATCAGCAACAAATGAAGTTTTGATTCCGGAAGATATTGAGTTTGAAGACTGGAAAACTGATTTAATATCTTGAGTATTGAATGCTTTAACACTAACAATACTTCTGGAATATTCTGTCGTTTCATTTATTAAAATTTGCTCACCAGCAATAAATGAACCAGAAGTTTGAGTTAATGTTATATCTACTCCAGATACTGCCGAAACAACATAACCAGAAGCTCCGCTGCTGACGCCTCTAATGTAAGATGTTGCTGGGCACTGATTTGAATTTAGACTTTGATTTAAAGTTAGTTTGGTAAATGTCTGTACGTCAAAAAGATATAAATCCCACTCTGTTCCATCGTTTGAATAAGCAGCATCGCTTAACCCAAATGAATATACTCTAGCTTGTCCAATCTCAGTTCCAGTTCCAGATCCTTCAGATGCCTTTCTTTGATTATATAATGACAGGGTATTATTCCCAGTATTAATGCCTACAAATGGCGTTCCAGTAACATTATTAACTTTGAGTAGGTTACCCATCTCAAATGGCACTAGAGAAGTTCCTACGGTTGCCTTATCTCTTGGTTTATCTACATCTAGTATTGTCGTTGCTTGCTTTTCAATATCAAATCCCCTTACATAAGCTTTTCCTGGGGAAATCTTAATACACATTAAATCATCAGACGGAATATTTCCAGAATCAGTTACCTGAGTAGATAGATATATTCCCTCGTTTGAAATTCCATCATTTAGTGAATTTGCTACTTGAACATTAAATTTATCTACTGCATAATCACCAGACTCTTCATATGTTCTCTTCGCAAAATAGTCTTTTATAATTGAATATTCAGACTTGTTTTGTAATTTCTTAACTTCTCCATTATCAAGTCTAATCAGTTCAACAAAACTTTTGTCGTTAAAATCTGTTAATGGTTTTTTAGATAAAACTGTAGAAATTTTTAATCTATCTGCTCCAGGTGCGGCATAGTTTGAAAATCCTCTAGCATTGTCATAAAGACTAGAATCATCTTTAGCAGTAACAATTTCTTCTAAAATGTTTAATCCAACTCTATATGAAGGAGTGTTGGAATATGGATCTAGAACAATTTTATCAGTTGCTACATCTACAAAAGTACCTCTAATGAAGTAAACACCAGAAGAAATTCCAACGGCACATCCAATTGCCGAAGCATTTAGGGAAACTAATGTGGCAACAGTATCTCCAGCATTAATGGAGGTGTTTCCATAAACAAATGATTCTTCGGTAATTAAAAATTCACCATCATTTAATGTTTTAACAATATTATCAGATCCAGATCCAAGATATTTGACAAATAAAGTTAAGTCTGTAATTTCTGTTGAATCTGCTGGGAGCAGATACTTATCAACTACTACAGTAATCCCAGAATCTTGACCGGTTAATCTTTTTCCTACTAATTGATCTACGTATAGTGAAACTGGAATTCCTAAATGATCTTGATTTAATCGTATTGAGTAATATTCAGAATCGTAATTAATATTACCTGGGATCACCATGGATCCCTCTTTAAAGATATGACTTCCGAAGGACTCTATCTGGTTTTGTAATATTGATTGAAGCGTCGTTAATTCTCTAGCCTGTACTGGGTATCCTGGCTTGAATAAAACTTTATAAAAATTATTATCCTTATTAAAGTCATCATAATAAGGATTGATATTTAAATTTGTTTTCTGTGGCATTTTTTAGAATTCCAGGATAATTTTAACGTCTTCTTTTTGTCTAGAATTTCTTGTAATCAATGGTCTATTATCTAAGTAGATAATTTCACCCGACCCTTTATTTATCTCAGGATTTGAGAGACCATTTGTAAATTGACTACCAAGACTAATAATTTTGTTTCCTGTTGGATTTGTAGTAATACCAGTAAAATTAATATCTACAGATCCAGAGAATCCACCAGAAGTTGTAACTGGATTTGCTGATGATTCAAAATTCAATACTTTAGAACTTGTAGAAACACCAACATAATCAGTTTGATCTAAAGTTGTTTGATTGAAATATAAGGATCTATCTCTATAGTATTTAAGAACCTTTGTTTCAGAGTCATATGAAGCAACATATCCGTGTGCTGATCCACCAGTTACAGATTGACTAATTTTATCCCCAACACTAATCGTACCAGAAACCGTTGAGAACTTTAAAGAATACAATGAAGAAAATTGATTTTCTGTAAATACTGAAGTTGATCCGATTGAAGTTGGATTTTTTACAATACCAATTTGTGAAAACTTAGTATCAGTTGGGAAGTCTTTGGTGGAATCATCAAATCTAGCATAGATTAAAATTTTATCTGTTCCCAACTCTTTATATAAATCATATCCATGTCCCTTTGATGGTGGAATAATTGGAATTAGTTTGGCAAAATTGCCAGTAGAATTAGCATTGATTGATCCCAAATCAACCATACCATAAGTATAATTTTTACCACCAGATGAAACAATAGCGTTTGTTACTTTTCCACTTATAACATCTACAACAACCTTTGCCCCACTTCCATCACCAAGAATGCTAACCTCTTGTCCAAGACCACCAGAATATCCAGATCCCTGATTTTGAATATAAACTTTTTTGATTTGATTATTATTAGTAGTTGAATCTCCGTTCTCTCTAACCGCCTGTATTTGGGAATCCGTAGATGTTGACCAGTTATTCGGTACAGAAATATATTCAGTAGAATCAAATTTTATAATATCACTAGGAGAAACGGTGAAAAGGTATTTCCAGATATACCCATCACCACTTTCACCTGCTCTGGAAGGTTCTAAATCAGTAAATAATGGTTCATCTTGCGAAGCATTTCCTGTGGTGCTAATTCCAGAAGAACCGTTATCAATACAAATATACACATTATAATTACTATTCATTACATAGTAATTTGCGTCATATAATCTAGAAGATTGTGTTATAGGTGAAGGAGAAGTAATACTGTAATCTTGGCGATACATTTCATATCTGGTTCCCTGCGTCCAATCAATCCTTCTAATTAATCTTCTTACATTCAGAGACGTAATCTTTTTACCAAAGATCATTGTATCCGAAACATGACTAATATTGTCAAAGTTATCAATTGGATTTGGAGTATTTGTATTCCAATCAGAAGTTCTTCCAAATCCAACTTGAGTGGGGTTGGACAATCCTAAAAATACATAATAAGAATTTGATGAGCTATCAATACTCTCTACAAAGTTATTCGCATTTAAAATTCTAAATTGATCTGTTACAATAGCAGACATATTATTAGCTTTTTCCTATATTTATACTACCCAAGATCCTTTCTCAAGGCACCACTATCTCTTAGTCCATAATCTCTTCTCTGAATTGATGGGAATGTAGAAAGTCCAGCATCAATTGTGAATCCAGTTACACCAAGAGATATTGGATTACTTGATCTATTAAATCCAGACAGTCTTCCCCAAGAGAATCTACCTATTGGTTGACTTGTTGATCCAGATGTGTTAATTCCAATGATATTAGATGAGGAATGAACATTTGCCACTATTTCAGAATTTGATCCACTAGAAGTAATAGAGTGAATGTAGTAAATATTATCCAAGAATGTTGTTCCAATTCCTACAACAGCAGAATTACTTCCATCTATAGAAGTTACTCCAGATCCAACTGAGGTATTGAAAATGTAAAGTGGATATCCAGTTACAAGTCCAACAAAAGATGTGGCATTAAGATTAAACTTAAGTGCTAATGGATTTCCAGAGGTTCCTGAAGTAGTGCTGATTCCTGTAATAATCCCAGCAAATCCCTCCACTGTAGTGATGTTGTTAACATCTTCTTTTGAGAATGTGGGTAGAGGAGAAAGAACTTGAGGAGGATTGTTTTGTGAATAACCAAACCCTTGGTTCACTATAGTCGTAGAAGTTACTTGCCCATTTGTTATCGTAGCAGTCGCAGTTGCAGTTGTTCCAACACCAACACCAACTGTAGGAGGCGCAGATATTGAAACAGTAATTGCTGAACCAACATAACCACTTCCAGAACTTACGATACTTAAAGATTGGATTGTTCCTCCTGCCGAAACTACAGCAGTAAGTCCAGCAGCAACTGGAGAATCTCCCGTAACAATTAATCCACCGACACTAGAAATAACCAGAACAGAGTTATTTTCCTCATAGTTAAAGAATTGTGCGTCATCAACAAATAATTCCGTGGCACTAGATGAAAGGTTCTTGATTATTCTAGCAGTTGGGTAAACTAGAGATTCAATTGAGTCTCTAGACTTATAAACATAATCGCCATTAATATATCTATCAACCTTTTGCTTAGTCCAACTCAGAGGTTTAAAGTTAATTTGATCTATACCCTGATCAACATAAAGATTTGTCTCAATTTTATCAGATGATGCTATATTGTAAATTGTTCTTAGATTTTGATCAATTGTTTGTGGATAGTTGTTATTCTTGAATACTTGTACAGCATCTCCAACCTTAATAGTTTCATTGATAGAAACAGATATACTATCAGTTCCAGTGGTTCCTTTATAGAAGAAAATTGAGATATTATCCTCTGGTTCTGGGGGAACCATGAATGTGAATGAAGTCCCCCCTTCAAACGTATAGGATTCTCCAGGAGTCTGTAATATACCATTTACAAATATTAGTAGTAAAGAATTTAAATCTATTAGAGAAGAATCTGGGTCATTACTATTAACTTCAAAACTTATAAGTTGTCCGTTATAATTTAATGGGAATCTTAAACGATTTCCATCTTGTAGACTTAAAATTGAATCAATATAGTCAAATTCACCAAATTCCCATGATGATAATCTATCAGTATATACATCCAATACGGTCAATTGGAAATCATTAATTGGTGATGCGAGTCTTCTATCTGTAACCAGACCAACAGGAGTAAACACATCTCCCACTTTAAATCCATATCCAGTTCTAGCAATCTTAAACGAAGTGACCTCAAACAATGTTGATCCTATACCCGTTGTGGAACTAGCACCAACATCAACTGTTACGAGCAGTCCAGATCCACTATCTGTTGTTGCCCCAGCCCCAAGTCTTGAAACTCCTCTAATTTCAAGGTTTTCATATGAAGGTTGAGGTATTTGAATAGTTGGATTTGTATAACCAGTTCCAGAGTTTACAATTGTAAATGCTAAAGTTCCACCCAGACCAACTATTGCTGTGATAGAAGCAGCAGTTCCAACATGTCCAGTCTGAGTGATTCCAATAGAAATAGTTCCACGATATCCAGATCCAGAAATATCAGTTGTTCCCAAACCAACCGATACAATCGTACCACCAGCACCAACAACAGCAGTTACAGATGCTCCTACGAGAGGAGCAATGCCAAGTCCACCACTTGAACCAAGAGAAACAATTACACCACCACGAGGTAGTTGATTTTGATTTACATCAAATTGACTCTTTACAATAGATCCATTTGAAGAAGTAATACCAGTAAAGACTACACTAGAAACTCCAACATTTTCAATAAAGGAATAGTTATTACCGGTATTGTTTATTGTTGATGGTTTTTGGAAAATTCCATTCAATAACAAAATTCCACTTCCTGTTTGTATTCCTGTTGTGTTAATACCTTGAACAGTTACTGTGTAAGTTTGTCCAATTCCAGTGAATCTATCGGAAATATCATCAAAGATTCTATTATTGGTATAATCGTTTCTTAAATAGACTCTACCATCAAATGAAGATCTTGTATACTCTAAATTAGAAGAATCTCTTAAAATTGTATTTTTACCTTTTGGAGCATCTGTAAAGTAAATTTTATTTCCTACAATATTAAAAGATCCAGAGTACAATCTGACTTCAGTGCTATCAGCATGAGATGTTGCTGATGTGCCGACAAATGCCCTACTAACTTCCAGTAGATTTACGCTACCAGATCCACTAATTGGACCAGTTGATGTTGTTCCAAAACCAACTGAAACAACTTTCATATATTCATCATCTATTCTTACAATATTATTTGGTCTTATTGAGGTTATTCCTGTAACACCAAAAACTGTAGAAGAATTAGATATTTGACCACCATTGTTATACAAGTTAGTCTTAATTGGTGTAAATGCTAACGGAGATTGAATGATTCCATCTATATCAATTAAAGTCTTTTCATTCTTTTTATACATCTCAAGTTCATGAGCATTTCCAGAACCTAGAGAAGTAAATGTTACATAAATTCCACTAGATGCAAAATTTGATCTTGTTGAAATTCTAAATCTATCTTTATTAATTCTTATTGCGTATACGTCTGATGGTAAAATATTTGTTACAACTCCAACAGAATTTAATGTGGATCCAATTCCAACTGAAGAAGCAGCAACTCCAACAAATGTTGAATTTGGAGTATAGATTAATTTTTCTCCAGTATTAAAGAAGTGATCTTGAATTGTAAATATACCTGTTACTGGATCTAAAGTCGCAGAATCTGATGGATTAAATTTCTTCTCAAAGATAGGAACACCTTCATAATTAAGTGAAAAACTAGTTTTATTTGCTCTTGTTCCATTAATCGCATCATATTGAAGTAGAGATAATGATTCTGTAACTGGTCCATACAATAAGTCTGGAGCAGTATTCGCAGAATCACTTTCAGTATAAATTACTTCACTGAAAGTTTGAATTTGAATATTACCAGAAACTGAAGGATCTGGATGGAAAAGAAGATTAAAGTTAGATCCATTATATTGTGTTGAAAATGTTCCAATTCCAGAAGTACTTCCAATGGATATGAATGGATATTGAACATTATATGTGTTTTGACCATTATGCGCCATCAGCACTTGATGAATAGCACTTGTAGATCCATAAGAAACTCTTATCAAGTTCTTAGAAGTGGTTACTTCGGAAGTACTAAATCCAACAATAGTTGATGCTGATGATACATTAGAATAATTGGACTCTAACTTTAGGGATCTTTCTGTTCCATCTATTTGTTGAGTCTGTTTGAATCTATAAGTACCAATTCCAGCAGCAGTCGTCCCAAATCCAACAATCTTGGATCTAACTAAAATTTCATTAGAAGTATTGTTTTCATATTTTAAGTATAAAATCCCAGAATCTATATTTGATGTGAAAGTGCCAATAAAGTTAGATGAGAAAAGTGGGGAAGATCCACTATCAACATAGTATTCTGAGAAATACGAATTAGTTCCGTCATGAGTTACATATAATTCTACAAAATTCTTTTCACTTGTAGAATTATTGGTAACCTCTACCGTAGCATAATATGAATTAGTATTTAAAATATTGTCAGAAATAATTTCAGATGTTTGTCCAGCACTTACGATTCTGTTTACACCTGTTAAATCCACAAATCCAATTGATTGTGTAGAAATTCCCGCTAGATCACTATTGAATGTATTTTTGAAAACTTTGATATCATAATCACTATCATAGGCATCTGCTGGAGTAAATCTTAAACTGGAGCTTCCAAATTCATCAGTATTAGCAGATATTTCAACTAATTCTTGAGAACTATTAAACAGATTTGATTTTTCAAAAGTAAATGTATCACTTGAATCATTATAGAATGCCAATTCAGTGACCTGAATGTCATCATTGTTTGGATTTACAATTTGGACTAAAAATCTTGAGTATTCTTCGCCAATAAACAAATCAACATATTGATCCAATGGAGATAGAGAATTTGAGAATTGTGAACTTATATCATCTATTTTTAATACTCTATTTGTTCTACACTCAATATAATCTGCTAATTTTTTATTTTTTAATTTTAAAAATTTTGATTTATTATCAACAACATCAACATCTAAAGTCAAATCATAATTATTAATTGTATCTACTCTCTTTTCTTCTAAAATATCAAAAATACTTATGCTATCAACTGTTGATGATCCGACAGAAACATTAGATGTAGATAGTACCTCGGTGTCGGCAAAATTCTTAAGACCGCTGGTGTGTAACAGACGATTTACTGGATTGATTAGATTTTCAAATTCAATCGGACTCTTTACAGTATAAGATAAAGACTGGTAGTAGTCATTATCTGGAAGAACCTGATAATCTTCGTCTAATTTTCCAATATTATCTGACCAACCGTAATCTTGTCTCAGTGAATAATTAACGTTGAATCTTCCATAGTTGTCAACTATATCATTGATTGTGGCAATAGATCCGCTTACAGAACCCTTAATAGTCTCATTAAACCGTAACTTGTAAGTACCATAAACTTTAATGTAATCGCTACTACTTTCAGTTACTAAAAGATCGATAATTACAAACTGACCATTTGATAATACAAGTAGGTTTTCTCCTACTTGGAAAATAGAAGATTCTTGTGTAACTCTAAATCTTGGATAATCATCATATTTAACTATGGACGCATATGAATTTTGTGACGTTTTAGCAATTCCAGGATTTGTGCTAAGTCCAG